GGCTCAATACGGCACCGTCATCGTCGAGCCAATCCCAGTCCATAACTTGGTACAGTCTCCAAGTGCTCATATCCATACCGAAGATGGTGGAAGCTGGAGCATACTTGTCTGCGGTGAATGGTTTGCCATTGTAGGTCAGAACCGAGTAGCCGCCCTCAAGTTCCATCGGCTGAACAATTTGCTTGGTAGCCAGGAGCAAGTTTTGGTAAGCACGTCTTACACCGTAGCTGGTAGCGAAGAAGTCTGGAGTGCCGCCAGCTGCGCGGTCTGTATCATCCAGGCCCTTTTGCAGCCATACTTCGGAGATTTCTCCGTTGACCGGGATTGTTGTCGGGTTGAACCATTTGTTAACGGATCGGTCGATGCCGTACAGCGTGTTGTTTGCTGTGAACACTTTACCCAGGCCCGTTAATTCCATGTTGTAGTTACCGGCCATCGTGATGTAGTCCGTAGCAAGAACAGTAACCGCAGTACCGGAGATTGTGATGGTTTTATTCACATCATCCACCGCAGTAATTTCACGCTCTGCATATTTCACGGCATTCGTATTATCCAAGATGTCAATCAGCTGGCCCTCAAACAAGTATTGAACCGTATCCACGGTGATGGTTGTAACAGTTGTGCCTGCGGAGCATGTGGCTGCTTTACCTGTGCCGTCACCGTAGACCATACGCGCCATTTGATCCTTGGAGTCAGCAAGTGCATCCTCCAGGTCTGCTTCCAAAAGGCTTACGAAAGCACCTTGATTCGAACGGGACGAACGCATGGTCTTATCGCTCACCTGGATACGGGCGAAAATATTTTTCGTGTCCCATTTCGCTTGCTTCGTCTTCCGGGAGTTTGGAGTCGGCAGCGTACCGTCATCGGCACGAACACCCACGCCACCCGCACGGCCATAACGCAGGGCCATAACGATTTGGGAGCCCTGCACGGACTGGGAATCCTTTTCAATCACGGAAAGGATCGGGTTTGCTGTATTAAGTTGGTATTGCAACCCTGGGAGATAAAACAATTTCAGTGCTTCTTGTGCTGCTGTAAGGTTCAATGCGCCTGCCATGGGTTAGTCACTCCTTATCGGTTTATACCGAGGAAATTTTGTAGCAGTTTTGTCCCGTCTCGGAGGCTTTTCGGCTTCTCCTGCGGGGTTTGGGGGATGCTGCCCCCTGGCTGGTTAGCCATGACGTTCGGTACGGCATTATTGGTTTGTTGCCTTGTTTGTAAATACTGGTTCACTACTTGCTGGGTGATCTGCTCGTTCTGCAAAATCTGCGAAACGAAATTCGGATCGGCAAGTAAGCTTTCCGGAGAACTTTGTACAGGTGCCGCCTGCTGTGCCGGGGTAAAGGCTTTTGCAGCTTGATAGACCGCTTCAGCTCCGAGCTGCTCCAGCTGCGGCATTTGTCTAATGACATCCTGCATAGCTGGAATCATGTCGCGGAAATCCGGATACTTTTGGGTGAGCTCTTGGAGTTGTTGCTGGTTCTGCCTCTCCTGCTGGATCGGCTGAATCACCGGAGTAATCTCCTTATCCATCATCTGCTTGACGTATTCGCCAATGGCATCGAGTGGATTTTCGTAGAACTTCTCCAAAAACTGTTCTTTCAGTGCTTCCGGGTCCGGAGCTTGCTGGGCTGGGGCCTGCTGCTGTGCCTGGACGTTCGGCTGGTTCATCATCTGAGCCATTTGCTGATACTGCTGAATCATCATTTGCATTTGCGCATTCTGATCCTGCAAAGCTTTCAGCGATTGGTTCGTTTGCTGGTACGTTCGGTTGAGCTCCGTGTAGTCCTTATGGATGTCTTGAATGACCGGATCAATCACGGGCACTTCACGGCCTGCAAAATTAAGTTTAGGAACCTCCGGTTGAGGCTGTGCCGGGACCAATGGGGCATGATCGGTGAAAATGGATTTGGTCAGCAATGGGTTAACCATTGGCTGCTGCTGTACTGCCGGTTGTGCTGGAGCTGCTGCTCCGGTATCCGGTGCGCCCTGGCCTCCGCTTCCGCTATCGACTGATCCGCCTGCTGCGGCTCCTCCGTCCATTTCATACCTTGGCATTAAACGGTTTACAAAGTCTCTCATTTCGTTTCCTCCGCCTGCGATTGTACTTTCCCGTTGTGGAAGGCTGTACGGGTTCGGCCCTGGCGAGCGGTGACACGATTTCAGGTCGTGGCGCTCTTTGCTGTACCTCACTCCGCCCTGGCTCCGGTTAAACGGTACGCCCTGATCGCGGTTTATTTATTTCAAGGGCTTTGAAGCCCGCGAAACCTTACATACCAAATGGGGTTTTCCCCATAAGTCCTCCGCCTCTCGGGAAGCCTCTTGGCCCCGGGGCGCTCATCATCGGACCGCGTAGTGCAGCTGCGGCCATATCCCCGGGCTGTGGCCCTTGGGGTCCGAGCTGCTGCTGTAATGCAGCGAGCATATTCGTTGGGGGAGCTTGTCCCTGCGGCTCTTGCGGCACTGGCTGCTGCTGGGCATTGGTTGAGTTCTCATGATTGACGCTATCGCTTGCGGCCTGCTGTGTCGCAGGAGGCGTCACAATCGGCGCCGTTTGCGGAATCATCTGCATGAGAGCCTGGTAGTGCATTGCCACGTGCATTCGCATCAGCTGATCCAGCATTTGGCCGATCGGAGTCGAAAGCATCTGCTCGTATTCTGCCGTCATCCTAAAACGGTTGTGCTCCAGGATGTGCAGCTGGTGGTCGTCGTAATCCATAACCGGAGTTTGAATGCCTTGCTGCATCCGATCGTTCTCACGTTTGGCACGGGAACGCTGGAGCTTATAGTCATTCTCCGATCCCGACTCCCAGTGTCCATATTCAAGCAGCTGGAATATCTTCTGCTTGGCCTCGTCATCAAAGGGGTTGGTTTCGGGACGGTTAAAAAGTCCTGCGCTGATGAGCTGAAACACCATATCACGGCGGGATGCCGGAGTTTCTGTCAAGGCGCTCATGTTTTCGATATAAATATCGTCACTTTTCAGGTCCGACACATACCACTGACGCACTTCTACTTCGTAATTGAGGCCCACAGACCGCAAAAGACGGGGCTCCTTTACAAATTGACGGTAGAGACGCAGCCAGTATTTGCCCAGGAAAACAGTTGTATTGGCTACACGCTGGGCGGTTGTGCTGATCCGGGTATCATCCTGCTCGGTGGCAATCCCGAGCGCTACGCCGCTTTTCACGCCCGTAGGCGCTTCCGAGAAACGAGAGAGCTCAGATACCCCGGAAATACTCGTAAACTCCGCATTAAGCGTCTGGATTTCGTTTTCAAAGGACGAGGGAAGGCTCGGGAACTGCACAGGCTCCGGTTTCACGCCATTAATCGAAGAACGGTAACGGATGCGGTTTCCTGGAGCGTTGTTCAGCTCGGAATCATCATCAAGTGTGCCTTCGGGTTCATACCATTGCCCGATCGCCACCAGGTTCAAATACTCGGCTTTGCGGTTACGCAGTGCATTGTAACGCCGTTGAACCGGGATGCAGCGTTCAATGATCGTCTTACCCCAAAAACATCCCGGGTGGTCAATGTTGACCGTGCGGATGAACGGCAATTCTTCGTCCCCGTCTTCCCCGATCGCATAGGGCAAGGTGCCGACATGCAGCGTCTTATCCCCGGCCACAACAATAAAACGGCCTTGCGGGTAACGGATGCATGGACGCTCGTAATACTCCTTCAGAACGGCATGATTCTTGAGCTTTGTGCTCCCGGATTTGAAGGAACCATAGTTATACCCCAGTCCTCCAAGGCCCGAGGAAGCCTTCTGGAGCGTCATGACATCGACTTCTTCCGGTTCTACCCGGACGCCCCACATTTCTTCAATCTCCAGCACATGATAGGCCCGTGCATGGATAATGGATCGAACCTTATCCATTCCGCTTCGCCAGCAGGAATCAGGGAAAATCTCATGAGCTGGAACCACGCATGTATCTATGTCACCTTCGCGGATTTCAACGGGCTGCTGATCCCGCCCGAGTGCGCTTTCCGTTTCCGGGTCCATGTTTTCCTCATCTTCCAGCGGCTTATCTTCCGTAAGCCTC